GTTGTTGTAACATCTTGTAGAGTTACAGCACCTGCACCACCAACTTCTTTAACTACACCTCCAGATGTTTTAGTATAAAACTTACCATCTGTGACATTCATTGCCAATTCACAAGCGACTAATGAACCTGCTGATGGTATGGATAATGCTACTTTACTTCTTTTTGATAATCTCTGTTTTGCCCTTCCTTATGTTTCTTTATCTGTTTAATTATTTTTACTTTAGTTAGTCTTCTGTCAACTTCAATGCCGATTTTACGACCTAAAGTTTCTAATTCTTTTTTAGTTTTTTTCTCTAAATTTTTTGTATCGACTTTTACAGGTTCATCATATGTGCCTACAACCTTGTCAATAATTTTTTCAATCCACTTAAACATTAAAATGTACTCCCGTCAACTTTGATTACTGTAACATCACCTGCACCACTTACGGCAAAGTTATCTGAACTGAATGATGCAACACCAACATTTGAAGTTGATGCTAATTCACCAGCAATTGTTATTGTACTTCCTGAAGCAGTAGTGTTAATACCCTCACCAGCAAGAAACTCTAAAGTACCACCTAATCTTACATTACCTTGTGTAGAACTTTCATCTGTAAAATATAGAGGGTCAGAAAGTTTAGCACTTGCGATTGAACCAGCTAACATGGCATTTGTAATACCTAATGCTTTAACTCTTAATGCATCTGAACTAACTTCGATTGAACTTCCATCAGTATTTACATCTATGATATTTCCTGATTTACTTAAACCAGAACCAGCAGTTACTTGACCTGCACCTGAGAATTGTTCAAATGTAATTGCATCTGTACCAATCGTAGGATTTCCGTCATTCGTTGTTACATAACCATTATCACCATTTGTAGTACCTTCTTGTACAAAGAAGAACGAACCGCCGTTAACTTCTGTACTTTCGTCACCGTCTGGTGTTCTAGTTAGTACCCAATTTGTTGAACCTGAACCAATGTTTGTAACTTTATATAAACCGTTTTGAAGAGTTGTTGTTTGGTCTTTAACCATAACTCTATCGTTAACAACCATTGTTATACCATCAATAACTAAAGCAGCTTGTGTGCTTGAGTTTGTTAATGTTGCACCTACACCCGAACTGCCGTTTGAGTATGTTGCTGTTAAGTTAGCTGTTGTACCAACTCTAACTGCATCTTTAATATCTAAACCTTGTGCAACTGTGTCAACATATTTTTTATTTGTTAAAGAGTTGTCTGTGAAACCAGCTCTTTCTTCATAGTTACTTGGTACTGTAATTGTACCTGTACCATTAGGTGATATTGTTAAATCACCATTTGTATTTGTAGTTGATATGTCGTTGCCATCAATTGTTATGTTGTCAACAACTAAAGAAGTTACTCCTGCTATATCTGTACTAGTAGCACCTAAAGCAACTGTAGTAGAACCAAAAGTAACACTATCATTTGCTAAGTTAGCATTTGTGATACCTGCACTACCTGATAAGTTTGAATTTGTTAATGCTGTTGCTGTAACTGTTACTGTGTTATCTGTAACTGTTTGTACTAAACCAGCACCACCAGCAAATGTTAAAGTTTCTGCCGTATTGTATCTGTCTGTACCTGTGTCGCCAGCTAAGTTAATAAACTGATTAACTGTATCCCATTCTAAAGTACCTGCACCATCTGATTGTTTTAAGAATTGCCCAGCAGTACCATAAGCGACTGGTAATGTATATGTTGTGTTTCCAGCTAAAGTGTTTGGTGCTTTAAGAGCAACAAAGTTTGAACCGTTATTTGTACCCTCGTTAAATTTAATTGTACCACCTGTTGTTGTAGAATTACCTACAATAAACTGGTCGATTGCTAAGTTACTGTCAACAATAAGAGTTGAACTAGCAGTTAATGTGCCATGTGCGTGGTCATTTAAGTCTGCAAAATATTTACCGCCGATTACATCAATCGAACTTGCGTCACCATTACTATCTACTGCGCCTGTACCGATGTAAAGTCTATCGCCGCCATTTGCTTGAGTACCGGTTCCGTATGTTAAACCAAACTCACCTTGTTTTAGTGTTGACGGTGCTGAAGTTGCTGAACTTCTTTTTATCTGAATTACTGTTGCCATTTACCTAAAAACTCCCACAATTAAACACTAGTGTGCCTGTTGTTGTTACTATTTCTGTACGAGCAACAAATTTTGCATCACTCGACCTGTATTGTAGTAATGCTCCATCAGTCAAATTTGTAGTATCGACATCACCCAATAACTTTAATTGAAGAGTTGCGTTTCCAGCTGCCTGAGCTGATGGTAATGTAACTGCCACCTTCTGAGGACCAGATTGTGTATTTGTATTAATTTTAGCTGTAATATCTGGCATAAACTCTCTCTTCTACTGTATATTTATAAAGAAAATAAGTTTAATTATGTAGTAACATTTGGACGGACATTAATAATTCCTTCAATAACTCTCGTTACTGAGGCACCTGTAGTCACTTCTAAATCATATACATATCTCGCTGGTGCGTCTAGGGCTGCTGTTTGTACTGCTGTTAATGAAAGTGTAACCACACCTGTAGCTGGATCCGAAGCAATAGTAGTAGTCATTGCTACTCTTGTTCTTGTAGAACTATAACCTTTGGCCATTTTTGCACTGGCCGTATAACCAGTTAAATCAAATAATGCGTTACTACTATCTTTAAGTGTAACATCTGAACTAAATGATGCTCCTTGGTCAATCGTTAGATTTGCTATCGCTGCCATCTGTACTCTCTTCTGGTTTCTCTTTCTTTAACAACTCAACAATTTTTTTGTTGTAGTGTTCCGTCAAAACATCAATTTTTTCAATCTCAACCACATGTCTAGTCCTACCTACTTGAATTTCCTGTCGTACAGTTAAATAGTTTTGCAACTCTGGACTAAATTGCGTTTCATCATAATCTTTTCCATCAATCTTAATCATTACTTATCTCCTTACTTATATTTATAACATAAATTCGGCTGTGTACCATTTTTTTATATCTGGTATCATGCCTTTTGTTTCATCTAACGGTAACACCTTATCTATTATAGCATTATAAGTGTCTTTATCGGCACTATATGGTCTAAAATAAGGGTCATTACCGTATAATAAATCTTTATCGTTTAGTAAATCTGCGAAATCCTCTTTAAAATCATGTGATAGCCACCATGCATAACATATAGCTACCACATAACTTTTAGATGGATATAACCAACCTACATCTCTCTCTTCGAAATATCTTAATGCGTCTTCGACAACATTTTCTGTCTTCTCTATATGTACCTTAGATAAGTCGTCTTCATGTACGACATTTAATCTATGATACAATTCTTGGTTTATCTTCCAGTCTTTCATCATACCAATCTAATAGTCCTTTATAACCATTACACCCATGTGTTAGGTCGGTCACAAATCTATAATGTTCTGTTAAGCAACGCCCATAATGTGGACACTTTCTACAAATATCACTTATATTTAGTATCGGTTCCTGAAGTGCCCATTCCTCATATTCATTGAAATTATCTAACTCTTTAAAGTATTCATTGTCATTTAAGTCAAACTCTAAAACTGCAAATTTATTATTAGGTGTAATATATACATGGTCATCTGAAAAGGCAGAATATAAACCATTCAGACTTTCTATTATTTTACCCTCATTAATAAAATCAAATCTTTTTTCTATAGGATTATTAATCCATTTTTTTACATGTTCTTCAAAGTCTTTGTGTGTTACTGGTTGTTGATTTGCTTGATTAGTAGAATATGGTTTTATCTCAACACTCTCAATACTAGAACAAGCATTCAACATTGTAATCATCTCTGATACATCTTTTTGCAAAACTTTTTCACTTGCAAGAATTAGAACGGCTATTGGCACCTCACTTCGAAGCATGTTCTGATATACTCTATCAGATTTCTCCCTAGCTTCAAAATCATATGATACTGATAAGTAAAAATCATCTTCAAAAAAGCCCTCATGCAACATAGAGAAATTTGTTATAATATTAATTTTCCCACCATAATATTTTCTTATAACATCTCTAAGTCCATAAAAGTAATCTTTCTTTAAGGCGCCAATCTCCCCTCCGTATAAATCAATCCAGTCAATCTCCCGGCGTTCACTGATTTGATTTAATCTCTTGTCTAAGTCAACTAAATTAATTCTCTTCTGGTCTTTTAATTGTTCTGGTGTTAGATAACAAAAGTCACAACTAAAATTGCAAAAGTAACTAGGATTAATTGATACAGTTATTGGTTTCATTTGTATATTGTTAAATCTACTGGCATAGCCAATCTCATCTTGCCGTTAAAAGTTTCTACATTGTGGTATAAAAAACTAGGAAATATTAACACATCACCACTAGATGGTGTAAATCTCTCTTTATCAAACATTGATTGAAACTCATCAATATATCCACGATTAGCATTTGTTCGTGGGTCATGCAATACTATATTACCACCATTTTTTTCTTCACATAACAAATAGAATACAGCACTTAAATGTGAACCAGAATGATTGTGTTTAGGCATTGCATAGTTTGTACCATAACCTGTAATCCATGCTCGTAAATCATAGTCTTTCTTTTTTAAACTAATATCATATCTACTAAGATAACTTTGAAAAGATGATATTATAAACCTTTTTAATTCTTGCAATTTAGGGTCATCTAATATGTTATCATTTTTTACATTAGCGGATATTTTATTACTATCACCATATGTTGTAAGTATATGCTGTACTAATATATCTGGTATAGTTGCCTTTGTTAGATAGACCGGCGTTGGCCACAGATTATTAAATCCTTCTTCAATCATTATAAACCTTTATACTTTCATCAACATACGGAGTTACTTCCTTATCTATACCATTAATCTTTAATATTTCTGGTGCTATAGTTTTCATTGTCTTACAGTGTTGTTCTACAAGACCATGTTGTTTGTAATCTTTAATTGTTTTACGACAACCATTACATATCTGAAACATAGGACAAGTTAAACAGGCCTGTTTCATTTGAGATAGTCCCATGTCACTTGACAATGGCATAAAGAATTCACCTCTCATCTCTTTGTCAAAGTCAATAGGTTTATCTTTATCATCACCAAATGCACCACAAGAATAGTAATCGCCACCTGGATTAAATGCACGAATACCACTATCGCATGTTCTACTTAGAGGACAAGTTGTTTGTTCTCTTCGCAATCTAACTGCCATTTGTTTAGTGTTGTATTCCCACTCCATTAAACCGGCGTTGTATATTTCTACATAAGATTTGTATATGTCTGCCTTTAAAAAAGGTTTCTCTTGGTCGCCACTTGCCATTGCATAATTTACCTTTGCAACCACACCCATTTTCTTGGCCAACTCGACTGTCTTAATGACTGTGTGTGCATTTTCTGGTACAATAACTGCGATAAAATCTGGTCTATAACCACAATGTTCTAACATTGCATCTGAACATTTCCAAAAGTCCTCTTCTGTAAAGTCTGAAAAGTCCCCCTTTAATCTACCACCACCATACTGAAAAGATGTTGCAATACCAACTCTTTTATGATTAAATAATTCTTTCCATTTTTCTGGTTTCTTATAGAATGGCCATAAGTTTGTAGTTAATGATAATGTGGCTTCGTAATTATGTTCTTCTAAATGGTCAATTATTTTCCAATAGTAATTAGGTTCCATCATCAAAGGGTCACCACCATTTACGATGATTGTCTTAGTTTCTGGAAATCTTTTGAGAAATTTGTATATGTAATCGTGGTCTAATACATCACTTTTATGTTCTGCAATTTTTGTACTAGAGCAAAATGTACACTTAAAGTTACATCTCTCAGTTGGTTTAATTATTAAGTCCATCTATATAATACCTAAAATTTAATATTCTGTTTTTACCTGATGTATGTATCATCTTGTAGGTAAATTGTTCACTTTGGTTTATCCAAATCATATCAAATTTATTTGGAAAAATTTGATAAAATTCATCTAATCCGGTTCTTACTTCTATATAATTCATATTGTCATTTGTACACTCATCTATAAAAATAAAAACATTAGTATTATAACTTTTTCTATGATGAACATGGTCGTTATGAAATAATTTTAAATCTGGAGGAACACCGTTCCACATTTCATATCCTAGAGCTTCAACGCCTTTAAAATATTTTTGTATTAAATGTTCTTTGATTATGTTTTGAAACTTACGCATCATCTTGGCAGCCTGTGGGTCTATATCAGTGCCGCCACCATTAGTTGCATTTTGATATTTGTATGTTTCAAATTTTTTAGGTATCATTTCAGACATACTAGAATATGTAAATCCTAGTTTATGAAAATCATCTATATTAACATTATCAAACATTATTTAATACCTTCAACAAAATATTCAAATGATAATACTCTTCTACGACCACCATTGTGATTAGCTTTATGTTCAAAGCCTTTACCTTGATTTAACCAAACAAAATCTCCTGCCATTGGCAAGATAACATGTTCTGAGTTTTTATCTCTGACTTCAATACTATTATTATGTTCTTTTGCATCATCAAGATAAACTAAAACATTGGTATTCATATTCTTACCATCTTCCCAATCATTATGCCATTCAGAAGAACCATCATCAACGCCTTCCCACATACCAAAATTTTTATATTCAAAAGATGTAAATACTTTTGATATTATGTTGATTGCTATTTGGTCTTGTAAAAACTTTAGTGAATTTTCTGCTTGTGTAGGCACACCCGCCTCTTCACCTATATTAGGGTCTTCACAATTAGGAAAATCATAATCGTAAAATTCTTTTATGTTGTGTTTGAATTCACCTACTACGAAACCTTTAGTAAAGAAATCGTTAAAGTTTTGGCTTTGAAAACCCATATCTATCCTCACATTCTAAGTGGTAAGGTGTTTCTTTAATATCTTTTACACCACTAAATTTACATAATTCTCTATTGATTTCTCTTACTCTTTCTTTGGTATCTTTTGCATATGGTTCCATTTGTTCAACAACATCTAAGTAGTATTTGTATTTTTCTGGATTGTCAATGTTTTTGTTTGCATAAGATAACATTACATTATAGAATTCAGCACACAAATCCCTTTCTTTGGATAATTGTTTCTTCTCTTCAAATAAATCACATACTTTTATTAAATCTGTTTCATTATATAGCATTTGTTTTAAAGTTGAAACTAGCAACTCTCCTCTGAATTTTTGTGTCACCGGCTTTATGCCAGAAACCTCTTTCGTTTGACACTAGAAATAAATCACCTTTTACTGGTTGAAAAGTATCTTCGCCTTTGTCATGTCTAAAACTAATGTTACCACCTGTTTCTTCTTTTGTTGTGTCAAAATAATATAAAAAGAATAAATCATATCCTTCCATAAAGTCTGTATGCCAACCTTGATTGTCTTTATCAACACCGTTCCATACATTGTAATATAGATATTCTGATTTTGGATGGGTTGGTTTTATATACTTCGTGTGTAAGTAACTACCAACAACAGTAAATCTCTGGTGTAGTAATGGGTCAATATCTTTTTCACCATTATCTCTCTGTCGTTCTTCTGTGTTTGTTAGTGTATGTTCATCAAGTGATACTAAGTCGGAAATACCTGGCTCATAAAACTTTACATACCCTTTTGTCTTTACATCATCAATCATAATACTATTTATTCAACATCTCCGACATGACTTCCGACTTGATAATTGGCATATTTTTCTTTAACATTTCTTCAATTGTTTCTACTCTAAATTTACCACCTAACTTTCTAATTGACCTTGCTGGTGTATCAGGATTAAAGATATCGTCTATCTCTTTTCTGATAGGTACAAAGTCATCTAAGTTTTTTATTACTCTGTAACATGACTTTGCAAACTCTGGTGGTTTACAATACTTTTGAATACCATCATAGAAATTTTGTAGTAAATAGTTAGCTGCATTATTCATAAACCACATTTCTTTCATGTCTTCTTCTGTATATGAATTGCATGATAACATTGTTCTAAAGTATGTTTTCTTATTTTTATACAATGTTTTCCAGTTATCAATACCATCTTCATCAACAATATCTGAGAACACTTCTATAGTTTTTATACCATGTTCTTTTTTGTAACTAGGACTGTTTAACTCACTATCAGGTAAAAACATATAATCATGTCTAAAACTTGACCATGCTTTAAAATTCCATATCACCTCTACTTCTTTATAGAAATCGTCAAGTGTAGAACCAGGCATTGCTAAAATTAATTCCAGTGCTGGAACAGGAAACCCCTCTTCTCTGCATCTCTTTTCAATATGTCTTGATAATGTAAGTTTATCTTCGGAAGACAAGTCAACTCTCTTAGAAGCTTTCATTGCTTCATCACTAATAGATTGTATAGATACAGTAGGTACTATAGAAACATATTCAGTTTCTCCCCACATGTCCGTGCCACCCTCTGCTTTACTATGAGTTTCAGGTCCTGCACCTACAATCTCAAACCATCTGTCAATTAGTCTTTGTCTTCTTTCTAATGAAGGCGATTTCATTGTAGAAATATCTGTAAGATTAAATTTATTTTCCCAAGCAAATCTAAATATTTCTATATCTCTATCTTCAAAAGCACCAAAGTTTGCATCTGTTAAGTATGCATCTCTATAACCTGCCTTTTTCAAAGCCATAATATCACGCTTGACTAATTCAATATCTTTCTTTATAATCTTAGTATGAATACCACCACCCCATTCACAATAAACACATTTGTAAGGACAACCTCTTGTTGTTTCTATGATAACAAACGGTTCCATTTTATGTTCTTTTGCATATGATAAACTCTCTGTTAGATAATCTAAATGTTCTTCATATACAGATACATCACTATTAATATTGTGTCTTGTACCTTTTATTGCTCTCATCTCCCAAGCGATATCTTCAAACTTAGGGTTGCCATTTGTTTCGAAATAACTATTAATTAAATCTTCCATAAATGGTTCACCAGGTTTAGTTGGTTTACAAATGAAGTTGTAAAAAGGTTTTCTTTGTTCTAAGAATTCTGGTTCGTTGGTGCCTATGTGAGGACCGCCGATAACTGTAATCTTTTCTGGTGCTACTGACTTAACATACTTAGCAAGCTCATCAATAATACTATAATTCCAAGCATAACTACTAAACATAATAATATCTGCTTCTTGTATTTCTTCATATATCTCTTTTACACTTTCGTATTTGTTAAATTTATATGGAGCTGGAATCCATTCCACGCTTGCCTTATACTTGCCATTTAGGTTATAATGGCTTTGTACCATTAGATAGGTCATGTTATTAGCTAGCGACCAATCTGCATGAGGCGGATTTACAAAAGCTATTTTTACTTTGTTAGGCCTCTTTAACATCAATTTTATTTCTTGCATCTCTGTACTTAAATGTTTGTCTAAAGACGCAATCATCTAAGTCCTCCTCAATATGTTTAAAGTCAGCCTTAATGAAACAACTCATAGGACATCTTTGAAAATAATCGCACTGAAAACAATTATATTTGTCGACCCAATTTTCTATGATTTGTGTACCACCTAAATCTGGTGTATTGTAGTCTTGCAACAGTACAGAACCAGAACAACCTTTTGGTATTGAACTATCTGGCATGACTGTTAGACTGTTACCTCTTGTACATGACATTTTATTTTGGGGTTTACCGTTTGTAAATGGTAATATATTAATACACTCTGGATATCTGTCAACAAGAACTTTATAAAAGGCCAATACTTCACTTTCTTTTGGCATTAATGTTCTATCTGCTTTTGTACCTGTACTAGGTAATAAGTGGTCGAAATCTACTTTATATAAATCGTATAGTAAATCAAAAGTATCATCACCATTGATAATACTCTCCATACTCTTCTTAGTCATTACTACGGAGACCATTCGAATATGATGACGAAAATATTTAAGATTTTCCAAGAAGATTTTTTTCTGCGCTGGATTAAAACGGCCATGTGGGTCATAAGAGATAGAAACTTTTAAGTTATTCTTCTCTAAGAAATATAACATTTCTGTTCTGGCTGTAAACGCTAAGTTGGTAACAAAGTTATATACTACTTCTTTATCTGTAGTAACCAAAGACTTTATTTCATTTATAAAGTCTTCATATATCTCTAAGAAGCCTTCATTAATCCATCTGTCTTGAAATAACTCACCACCCATTATATGAATAGAAAAATACTTTGACCTAGTATTCCCGTTTATATAATTTGCAATGATTGGTGCCTTAGCCATGATATCGGCTCTATTGGCATAGTCAACACTATTGTGATTTTGAGGACAGAAAACGCAATTAAAGTTACAGTGTTCGAATAAACAACATACTACTTCGCAATAATCAACGACTTTCTTGTCAATAACATTATAAAAAGACACACATTTACCTCATAGGATTATGTAATTGAATATTTAGCTAGAAAAGTATTGTCCGATTTGTTCTCTAAAATTGTTTGTACGAAATAATGATTAACAGTTTCTAAGTCAATTGAAAAGAATGACCCAGCTGCATTTTCAAATGTAGCTTCTGCGTCTAATAAATTAGTCAATCTTGTGTCTGTAAAATCTGTATAAATGTCTAAGAAGTCAAGTTTGTTTACATCTGATTTGACTTGTGTATATACATTCTCTTCACTCCATGAAGAACCAGAAATTGTTGTAAATTGTTTAAAGTTAGTAACATCTGTACTAGTGATACCATCAAATTTAACATTGTCACCAGTTGATGCAAAATTCATATACTTGTATGACCAAATTCTATCAGTTAAAAATAAGTCTGCATAAGTTGTACTATCACTTAACACATCATTATAGTTTGACCAATCATATGTTTTAGCTAGACTTAGTTTGTCTGTAAATGATTTGTTAAGTAAATGAACAAAGAAGATTTCTTTTAATTCTAATAAGTATTTTTCTAAATCTTTCTTCATCAATACTTTGATAACATCTTTTAATTCAGACTTAGTGTCGCCATTATTGTAATATGTTGCAAGTAATACTTCTATATTAAAACCTGCTTTGAACTTAGTTACAAAGTTTGACTTCTCTGTACTATCTACTGTAGCTGCGTCAAATTCTGTACCAAATGATGATATATCAATA